GATTTTATCATATTTATAATAAAACCATATATTATAATGAAAAAATCTGAATTAAAATTATTTATTAAAGAAAATATTATCGATATTCTTAGTGAGGCAACTGAAGAGGAAGTTGAAAATCAAAAAGAATTAAATAAAGAATTAGAAAAAACAGCACAACTTCAGAAACAATTAGGTGAAGATGAAGATATAGATGATAAGGATGCTATTAAGGCAGCTAAAGCTGCTAAGGGCAAAAATAAAAGATATGATTTAGCTTTACAACAACTTAAAAAAGTTGAAAAAAATATGGCTAGTTTAGGTAAAGATTATAGTAAAGCTTCTGGAGTTGAAAAAGAAAATATTTTAAAACAATTAAAGAATTTAACTAATCAAAAAAATGAGTTAAAATCTTTAGTAGATAAATACGCAGATGATCTCGTCTAGGGAAAGATTTATTTATATTTTAAAAATAGTTATATTAATTTCTATTATTCTTTGGTTTTTATTTGGTAAAAATGAAACTTATGTTAGTGAATATCAAAACCAAATTAATGCACTGAATTCTAAAATTGATTCTTTACATAGTATTAATGACAATTTGGGTTCTAAAATAGATACTCTTAATAATCAAATTACTTCTTTAGATAGTGAAATTAATAATCAAGATAATTTAATTAAAAAATTAAAAATTAAAACCAATGAAAAAGTTAGGGCTGTTGATAATTTTAATGATGATGAGCTTTACCAGTTTTTCGCAGAACGATATAGACAGCACTTCGATTCGATTAGAAAAGCCGGTAGCGAAGTTAGTAATTAAAGATTTAATTACGGGTGATGATGCTAAGGAAGAATTAAAATTATCTTTAAACAAATATACATTATTAGAAAAAAAGGTAATATTAAAAGATAGTATTATTTTAAATTTAAATACTCAAATAGATAATATAAGGAGTATTGTAATGACAAAAGAAGATCAGTTAAATTTATCTAATGAATTATCTAAAAAACTACAAAACGACCTAAAAAAACAAAAATTAAAAACTAGATTTGTAGGTGGTGTGGGAATTGCAGTTGCAGTTGGTATATTAGTAATAGCTAAATAATATGGCTGATTTAAAAAAAGTAATACGTCAAGAATATCTTAGATGCGCTAAGGACCCCGTTCATTTTATGCGTAAGTATTGCTATATTCAGCACCCACAAAGAGGTAGAATTCAATTTAATTTATATCCTTTTCAAGATAAAGTCTTAACTTTATTTAGGGATAATCCTTATTCTATTGTATTAAAATCCAGACAATTGGGTTTATCTACCTTATCTGCTGGTTATTCTCTTTGGATGATGTTATTTGCTAAGGATAAGAACATACTTTGTATTGCTACAAAACAAGAAACTGCTAAAAATATGGTAACTAAGGTTAAATTTATGTACGAAAATTTACCTTCATGGTTAAAAGTAGATGCAGCAGAAAATAATAAATTAAATTTAAGATTAACTAACGGTTCTCAAATTAAAGCTACATCAGCAAGTAGTGATGCTGGTAGATCAGAAGCGGTATCACTTCTAATAATTGATGAGGCTGCTTTTATTGATAATATAGGTGAAATTTGGGCTTCAGCTCAACAAACATTAGCAACAGGTGGTGGTTGTATTGCTTTAAGTACTCCCTATGGGACAGGTAATTGGTTTCATCAAACATGGACTAGAGCGGAAGCTGCTGAGAATGATTTTTTACCTATAAAATTACCTTGGTATGTACATCCTGAAAGAGATGAAGCTTGGAGAAAAAGGCAAGATGAATTATTAGGTGATCCTAGAATGGCTGCTCAAGAATGTGATTGTGATTTTAGTACTTCTGGTGATATTGTATTTTATCCTGAGTATATAGAATATTATGAAAAATCTTTTATCAAAGATCCAATGGAAAGAAGAGGAGCAGATCAAAATTTATGGGTATGGGAAGTAGCAGATTATTCTAGAAATTATATGGTTGTAGCTGATGTATCCAGGGGTGATGGAAAGGATTATTCAGCATTTCATGTTATTGATACAGAAAGTAATGTACAAGTAGCTGAATATAAAGGACAAATTGGAACTAAAGAATATGGTCATTTATTAGTTGGAATTGCTTCGGAGTATAATGAAGCTATGTTAGTAATAGAAAACGCTAATATAGGTTGGGCAACCATTCAAACAGTAATAGATAGACAATATCAAAACCTTTATTACTCTCAAAAATCTGATCAACCTAATGTTAATTCTTATTTTGATAAGTATCAAGATCACTCAAAAATGGTTCCTGGATTTACTATGTCTTCAAGAACAAGACCTATGGTAATTGGAAAATTTCAAGAATATTTAAGTGATAAAGGTGTAACAATTCAATCTAAAAGATTGATTGAAGAAATGAAAACATTTATATGGCGTAATGGAAGACCAGAGGCACAATCGGGTTATAATGATGATTTAGTTATGGCTTTTGGGATTGCTATGTATATTAGAGATACAGCTTTAAAATTTAGACAAAGAGGTATTGACATAACAAAACAGGCTTTAAATAACATGCATGTAAACAGAACTCCATACCAAGGGAGTTATGGTTCCATGCCTAACCAAACTAATCCTTGGCAAATAAAAACCAAAGATGGTAAAGAGGACATTAGTTGGCTTTTATAGCAATATTTATAACAATAATTATATATTAATATGGCAAATACAAGTGTATTTTCAAGACTAAGAAGATTATTTTCAACTGATGTAGTCATCAGAAATGTAGGAGGTAATCAAGTTAAAACTATAGACTCAGGTCATATTCAAGCAAGTGGTGAATATGAAACAAATTCTTTAATAGATAGATTTAATAGAGTTTATTCTACAATGCCTACATCTTTATATGGGGCCCAATTTAATTTAAATTATCAATATTTAAGAACTCAACTTTATTCAGAATATGATGTAATGGATCAAGATGCTATTATTGCCTCTGCATTAGATATTGTAGCTGATGAATGTACACTTAAAAATGACATGGGTGAAGTACTTCAAATTAGAAGTTCAAATGAAGATATACAAAAAATCTTATATAATTTATTTTATGATGTATTAAATATTGAATTTAATGCTTGGATGTGGACAAGACAAATGTGTAAATATGGTGATTTTTTTATGAAATTAGAAATCGCGGAAAAATTTGGTGTTTATAATGTAATACCCTATACTGCTTATCATATTGAAAGAATAGAAGGATCTAATCCAGATAATCCAGCTGAAGTAAAATATAAATGGAACCCTGATGGGTTTGCAGGTAGTTCTTATGGTTACTATAATGTACCTAATCAAAATTTAGAAGCAGGCCCTGATGATAAAGGTTCTATAATTTATGATAATTATGAAATGGCTCATTTTAGAATGGTGGGTGATGTTAATTATCTCCCCTATGGTAGAGCATATATTGAACCAGCCAGAAAATTATTTAAACAATATACATTAATGGAGGATGCGATGTTAATTCATAGAATTGCTCGCGCACCTGAAAAAAGAGTATTTTATGTAAATGTTGGAGCTATTCCACCTAATGAAGTAGAACAATTTATGCAAAAAACTATTTCTAACATGAAACGTACTCCGTTTATGGATGAAAAAACAGGTGAATATAACCTAAAATATAATATGCAAAATATGCTTGAAGATTTTTACATACCAGTTAGAGGTAATGATCAGGCTACTAAAATAGATACCACTCCAGGTTTAGCATATGATGGTATAGCTGATGTAGAATATTTAAGAGAAAAATTATTTGCAGCACTTAAAATACCTAAGGCATTTTTAGGATATGATGAAAATATAGAAGGTAAAGCAACATTAGCGGCAGAGGACATAAGATTCGCTCGTACTATAGATAGAATACAACGAATTTTACTTTCAGAATTTAATAAAATTGCTTTAATCCATTTATACACTCAAGGTTACACAGATGAAACATTGACTAATTTTGAATTATCAATGACAACACCATCAATAATATATGATCAAGAAAGAATTGAATTACTTAAATCTAAATCTGAGTTAGCTCAATCATTATTAGATCAAAAATTAGTTCCTTCTGATTGGATTTACCATAATGTATATCATTTTAGTGAAGATCAATATGATGAATATAGAGATTTAGTAAGAGAGGATTCTAAACGTAAATTTAGAAATACACAAATAGAAGCTGAGGGTAACGACCCAGTAGAAACGGGACAATCTTATGGTACACCTCATGATTTAGCATCACTATATGGTAAAGGTAGAATGTATTCTGATCCAGGTAATGTACCTGAACCGGAAAAGTATGCAGCTGATGATCCTAAATTGGGTAGACCTCAAAAATCTATTACTAATAAAGGTAAACAACAAAATAATTTTGGAAAAGATCCATTAGGGATTAATAGAATGAAAGATACAGATAAAAATGACGGTAGTAATAGATTATCTGAATTTGAAAGTCCTAAGGTAACTTATTTACTT